AATATTCGTTTTTTTTGTTGATTAAGGGGTAAATAATATAGTTAAAATTTTTAAGTTGTTTTTTTTTTAAATTTCCTCTAGAAAACAGAAAATTTTAAAATTTTTTTTTTATATATATTTTTATATATATATATATTTTTTTTTTTAATTTTTTATTAATTAATCTATTCATTCTGTTAATTATGAGGGTAAGTATTGGGATAAAAATCACCCTGTATATCATCTTCCCACAACATACCCCTCATCTTTGGAACTCTTCTATACCAATGTTTTTCTGGTATATATGTATGTCTTTCCAACAACATCTTTAAGTCCGGAAAATTTGTGAGTTCCTCATAAGTTAAAAATAATTTTCTTGAAAGTTTTTGTGCCATATTATTTTCTGACTCAGATAAGGAAAGCATGTAACTAGCATAAGGGGTCTTACCTTCTTTAAGAATCTGTGTACAAACACCAGCGAAAAGAAACTTTAATACGTCATGTAATTGCCTGTTTGTTCCCATACTGTCCCAGGCAAGACCACATAGCGCAATAGCGTAATCATACAAATTAACGCGCATCGAATTTCCAAAAACTATTTTTGGCGCTACATCAATCCACTGTTTATAAGGAAGAACATACCCAATATCCCCCATACGTTGTTCCACAAAATATCGTTTGAGAAAAACAACACCTCTCTCTTTTAAGCCGCCTCTAGAGTCAGGAGTAGAGAGGAAAGGTATGTTCTCGCGTTCCTCGTGTATAGATATGCCCAAGTTAGCAACAAACTTAACGAAAGCTGAGTAAGATATATATTTTCTAGCATCTCTACACAGTGCTATTATATGATTGTCTCCGTAAACCTTAAAACGTATAAAGAACTTTGGATTAACTGAGAACCCTTGTTCACCTGCCTTCTTAACTAGTATCATTGCTCTAGGGTTACGCAAATGTACTGAGGAAATATAACTCCACCAGTATGCAGCTAAAATCCATGAATTACCGTGTGATGTAACATAATGCCCAGAGGGCATTACGCCGATAACCCATCGCCACATATTACCATGAAAATTTACGAGCTTAGCCACAAGATAATCAGTAGCATACATAAGGAGATACCTAAAAAGATTATAGTGAGGTGAATCTCTATTGACATAGTAGAGAGCACTCATCGCAAATAAGCGCAACATGTAATGAGGAGTAGTGTAATCTTGCCCCTTTACATCACCAGTGGAATATTTAATATCTCTATCCTTTTGGTTGTAACCCATTTCTAGAGCAAGTTGGTGTGCACCACCGTAGTACCACTTAAACCCTACCATTATAGTATTTCCTCTTTCTATTAATGAGCGGAAACCAAAAACTATAACGGCTACAATGAAATCACAAAAATGGGGTATAAAAAACTCTCGACATTTAAGATATTTCTTCAATCTTTCAGGACCAAAATGCCACATGCAATCAACAATCTCATATTTAAACGCAATCTTACACAAACGCTGAGGAGGTTCTGGTCGACTACCCCTAAGTATAGCCTCTATATAATCTCGTACAGCCCTAAAAGCGTATGGAGCTTGTACAGCCTTTGAACCATTAGATATTATCTTTATAGTATGACCTTCATATACTTGAGTAACTGTACGACCAGGACGTATACCAGAAGAAGAATTGGTAGGAAAATGCATCTTATAAAGATTCTCAGCATCATACTCAAAAACAACCTTCTCTTTAAATTTGTCCATACCCATGACCTGGTAAAGCATGTGAATCCCGAAACTTAGACACAGTTGCACAAAATTATCATCTAAGCCTTTATGAGTGTCCTTACCATACTTCGCTACCAATAAAGGAATTTTCAATGGTCGTAGACCATGAGTTGCAGAAACTACTAATGGACCCTCTGAATCACTACCAGCATAATTTGCCAAACTCATTCTTCGCATAACTAAATACTCTAGATTAGATATTGGAGACAATTTTCTAGTCTCTCCAAATCTATTACCATACCACACGAAAGTTTCCATCTCCTGTCTAGTTTTAGTAGGAAACAGAGCAAGGTCCACATCACACAAGAGATCATAATAAAAGGGTGGTACGGGCAATAAATCCTGTGATCGCTCTTGTACAACACTCTTGAAAGGTGGAGGTGTATATACCCAATTATCAAACATCATGCAATGCATACGTATATCCATGCGCATCGCATCAGGGGTCATGCCTGTAACATGTGGTATCATTCCTATACCATATTGCATTTCCCACAAAACTATTGCCTCTATATAAATCTCTTTTAGCTTTAATTCAGTTATCTCTTCTGTAGTCGTTGAGTAGACCAACAAGGCTCCTTCTCCAAATATTGACGAACTTATATCCACTATATAAGCATTTCCATTCCATCTAATTCTAACTCTAAAATTTTCAGACATCTTTTTTCGTCGGAGAACCAATCTAGCCAACTTATAATAAAAAGGTACTGATTTCCTAATTTTCCACGGTATATGATGATGAAAATTTTCCAGAATGAAATTTC